CAAAGCCACAACATGTCGTGTTGGAATATACACGAGAAATGTATGTTGTGGTGCGGGATTACATGGGCACCGATTTGTGTTTGGAAATGGACGCTGTGTCGTATGTGGCACCGCAGTTTAATGGCAAAAAGTTAGCCATTGAGTTTCCAAAACTTACATGCGAAAAAGAGTGCAAAAAGATAGCCAAAGTTAAAGAGTACCATGAACATAGAAATGTCGAAGCTACTCCATTGTTACAAATTGGTCCTGCGTTTTTGAGAACATTACCAGGGGCTCATGCAAGCAATGTTGTAAATGAGATGAAATCTCTGTGTGGCCGCCATATGATAGCCGATCATACTGATGAAATTGGGTTGTGGAAGGATGTAGTAACAGTGGGTCTAAAATATTTAAAACCATTCTTGCAGAACATCAAACCATACTCGGTTGAACAGTGGCTATGTGACCAACCACACCAGAAAAGAGTCCGTTACACAGAATTTAGAACTCGCTGTGCAGGCTTAGACTTTAAAGATCCTAAAGTTCATGCCCGCAACTTTTTCATAAAAGATGAGGTTTTAGTTCCCGGTTATGGGACTGACATCCGACAAAAATTTCCACGTGGCATTCAAGGGCTTAAAAACCCTGAAACCAATCTTGCCTTGGGCCCATTCATGCATGTCGTTTCTAAGGCATTCTCGGATGGGTTCGGCGGACAACTCAGTTACTCCAGTGGCAAAACACCGGAACAACTGGGTAAATGGTTCACAGAATGCAAGAATGATGGATTTTCTTTTTATGAAGATGATTTTAGTGCATTTGATAGTTCACAAGGGGCTGGAGCTCACTATGCTGAACTATCTGTTTATAAGTTATTTGGACCCGATGCTTCTGTGTTGGCCACTTTGGCACACCAGAAAGAAACTGTTGGATATGGTAAATATCATAGTTACAAGACCAAATACACACGCAAATCAGGTGATCAAAACACCTCAATTGGCAATACCATCGTCAATATGTTAGCCCACATTTGGGCAATTGACGGATACAACAAATTGGGTAATACCGTAAAATATAAAATGTTAGCTTTGGGAGATGACAACTTGTTAGCTGTCAAAAATGCCAATGCTGATTTTTGTGATTTTATGACCAGTAAAATTGTGTCATTGGGACTCAGTCCCAAATTTTTCAAATCAAAAAGTGCACCCACTTATTGTTCCAGCGTTTTCCTACCAGTGTTGGATGGGAACGAAGTGGTGCATGTTTTGGTACCTGAAACACTTAGGCGGTGCTGCAAAATGGGGTGGACTGTTAGTTCACTCCCAAAAGGTGGCACACCTCTAGGTCGCATGAAAGCAAATGAACTTTCCAATATGAATAATTCTTTAATGCCCTTGTCAAGGGTGTTTAATGCATATTATTCTAGTTCAACTGCTGAAGTGTGTCTTGGACCTAATGTTTATAGGCCCCATAGTGAATACGTTTCCAGCTTTGCTGTTGGTGAATGCACATATGATTGGTTTTCGGAAATATATGGACTGAGTTATGAAGAAATTGTGGAATTGGAAGCGTTTGTCACAGAACATCTAAACAGAGCCAAAGGGAAACCGTCTGTTTGGAGCCATCCACTGGCAAATAGGATGTATGATCATTATCATACCTCTAGGTGATCCCCGTTAATCAGGAAATCTAAGGATCTCATAATGAAACAGAAAATTGCAAAAACAAATAAGCCAACTGTGGCCAAAAACAAACAAAACAAACAAAAGAAAACTCGTAAAAATCCAGGATCAGGTCTTTTATCAGCACTTGGTGGTATTGGTGGTGGCTATCTCGGTGGTCCCGTCGGGTCAATGTTAGGTGCCAAAGCTGGTGATCTTTTATCAAAAATCACAGGTTTTGGGGCGTATACGG